AAAGAAGGTAATGGGATAGTGAAGTTTTTAAAGGTTGGATTCAGCACTCCAACAGTTGGAAGTAATAAAGGAGGTTTGCACGAAAAATATAAGGATAAACAAGACTATAAATGGGCAGAGAAAATGACAAAGAAATGGCATCCTTATACAAAATTATATAAGACAGATAAGAAAGTTGATGTTAAAATAAATTACAAAGCTTTTGCAAAGAGTGTAAATAAAATAATAAAATGAAAACAATTAAATTAGAGCAGGTAGAACATAATATAAAGATAGGAAAGGAATGCCCATACTATGAGCCAAACATTAAAGAGGATTGCTTATTAGAAGTTGATGGGGAAGTAATTGGCTTTTATATTAAAGATGTAACAAAGTACAGTAACAAGTTACAACAATTAATAGCAATAGCTAATAAAGAATTTAGAAGTGATAACGTACCAAAAGCAGAAATGAGTAGAGGTCCCCAAGGAAACAAGCAAGATAAATTAAAACGTAAATTAGACGGAAAAAATTTAGTTACTCAGTACAGCACTATTCTTGGAAGTAGAGCACCTAAGCCACATATGAGAATGCCTTATCCAAGTATCACACCTGTACATAGAGAACCAAAAGCACAGACATTTATCAAAGCTATGTGGGGAGCTTGCTTAGAAGCAGAGCAAATCGTTAAACAATTAACTCCTCACATATATAAAAGGCAAATAGAACTATTTGAAGATGTAAAAAAAGAATGGAAGTTCGGTAATATGTATACAAGTAGTATATCTAACTTTAACATAGCAGCAGCGTTTCATAGAGATACAGGAAACATAAAAGGAACAGTAAACATAATCCTAACAAAAAGAAACAACGCTAATGGAGGATGCTTAAATGTGCCTGACTATAATGTAACCTTTGAACAAGCGGACAACTCAATGTTAGTGTACCCAGCTTGGAAGAACGTACACGGAGTAACACCAATAAAACCAATCGCAGATGATGGGTATAGAAACAGCTTAATCTTCTATCCATTGAAAGCATTTAAAGGAATATAAAATGGACGAAAGTAGACACATAAAAAAGGAAAGCATTTTAAAAGCTTTAGAAGGAAGTCTTGGCGTTGTAACAGTTGCTTGTAAGTCAGCAGATGTTCCACGTTCAACATATTATAAATGGCTTAATGAAGATGAGAAGTTTGCAGAAGCAGTAATGGATATTGAAAACATAGCATTAGACTTTGGGGAAAGCCAACTACATAAGCAAATTGGAGATGGTTCAACTTCAGCAACAATCTTCTTCCTAAAGACAAAAGGAAAGCGTAGAGGATATATAGAGAAGTCAGAGTTAGACATAACATCAGGGGATAAGGTAATCAATATGCCTGTAATAACATTTGTAGAAACTGATACTAAATAAGAAATACAATCCACTATTTGAATCTGAAGCTAGATACTTTATTATAACAGGAGGTAGGGGTTCAGGAAAGTCTTTTGCAGTTACAGTCTTTCTTACTTTGCTGACTATGACTAAAGGGATAAGAATACTCTTTACTCGTTATACAATGGTATCAGCTCATTTGTCAATCATACCTGAGTTCTTAGAAAAGATAGGGCTACTAGGATTTGATGAAGTCTTTAGCATTAATAAGCAAGAAGTCCTTAATACAAAGAATGGTTCAGATATATTATTTAGAGGAATAAGAACTTCAGCAGGTAATCAAACAGCTAGTCTAAAGTCTTTGCAAGGAATATCTACTTGGGTATTAGATGAAGCTGAGGAACTTGTTGATGAGAATATATTTGATACTATTGATTTAAGTATAAGGGAAAAGGATATACATAATAGAATTATACTTATATTAAATCCTGTAACTAAAGAACATTGGATATACAACAGGTTCTTTGAGGAGAAAGGTGTTGAAGGTGGTTTTAATGGTGTTAAAGACAATGTATGTTATATCCATAGCACTTACCTAGATAATATAGTAAACCTCTCACAGAGCTTCCTAGAGCGTATTAAGAGCATAAAGCATACTAACTTTAAAAAGTACACTCACAAAATCTTAGGAGGTTGGCTTGACAAGGCAGAAGGAGTAGTCTTTGACAATTGGAGTATAGGAGAATTTAATCCTGATGGACTTCAAACTTCTTGTGGAATGGACTTTGGTTTTAGTGTAGACCCTGATAGTCTTACAGAAGTAGCTATTGACAAGAAGAAACGAAAGATATATATTAAAGAGCATATTTACAGGAATGGATTGAAGTCAAATGAACTTGCACAAATCGTTTTAGATAAAGTAGGGCAAAGCCTGATAATAGCTGATAGTGCTGAACCAAGACTGATAGCTGATTTAAGACACTTAGGCGTAAACATCAAGCCTGTTAAAAAAGGAACTATTGAAAGTGGTATTACTCGTATGCAAGACTATGAACTTATCATAACTTCTGAATCAACAAACATAGCTAAAGAGCTGAATAATTATATATACGCTGACAAAGGTTCTAAACTTTATGTAGACAACTACAATCACGCAATAGACGGAATCCGTTATAATGTAATATACCACCTAGACAATCCAAATGCAGGTAGGTATTTCGTTCAGTAAAAAAAATCGTTAAACTAAAAACAACAAATTTCTATTATATAGTGTATGAAAGTCAAAATTAAAAAACAAGGAAAAGTAAAAGAATT